TTACCGGATATTGAATCTTCGTTAGGGTATGCAGTTGGGGGTAAACTAAATGATATCCAATTAAATAAATTAATTGATAACATGTCTATTATGGCGGATGTTCTAGATCCGTTAGCTGCAAAAAATGTTGTTGATGCTTCATCTAAATTTCGTGGCGGCTTAGAATCTTTAGAAGGATTAGGTCTTAAGAACTTAGATAACGTTAGAGCTAAATCAGGGCTCGGGGAAAGACAAGCAACTGAAATAGCATCACAAGATGTTAGACCTATAAATCGTTCTGGAGAACTAACAAGTGTTGCTGATGAATCGGGACAAGCTGGATTATCTTATGCAATAAAAAATCCTGCTAATATTCCCGAAGAAGTAAGTCCACTAATGTCTAAACTTGAAAATAGAATCGGTGGAATGAGAGATGAGACGGAAGCGGCAACAGGGATCATGGCAACGGTTGAGAAGGGTGATCTTCCAGCTAAGACTGGAGCAGCCAGAGAATTTTTAGTTAATAGTTTAAAAGTTGGAGATGACTATCCATCTACTACATTAACAGACGTTATGTCAGCACAAGATATGAAATATATTTTTGAAGGTGGTGGAGGAGCAATGGGTGATCCATTAGTTCTAGTACAAAAGTATTTTGGACCAAGAATCGCTGAGATGATTCCTAATGGTGGAACAACAGAAGAGATGGCAATATTTACAAAAAGAGTTTTAGAAAATGTAGAAGACGCTAAAGGCTTAAGACCTGATGAACCTGCTTTTGATCCTTTGACTGCAAGGTTTGTAGATGAATTAGCTGATGGCGGCAGAGCCGGTTATGCAAAAGGCGGACTAGCTAAAATCCTGGAGCTGTAATGGCTGATAGATACAAATTCCCAATTGGTAATACGGTCGGTGTCCAAGAAAATTTATTTATATCAAATGCACCAAGAATTAAACTTCAGAGAGAAAAAATAGATAGATTTAAAGAGTTAGTTAGGAATGGTGAAATCCCATCTGAAGCTAAAAGAATAGTTATAGAAGAATATAAATTAAATAGAGCACCCAATGCCGGAACCCCTAAATGGATGACTAAGGGTAGAGACGAATTAATATCAGAAGGTTTTGATTATAAAGCTGGACCACCAGGTCCTAAAAATGTTGGTGGTAAGAAAAAAGCAGCTGAAAAAAGAACAGGTGTTACATATACTTTTGATGACAGGTTAAAAAAAGCTAAAACTAAAGTAACTAAAGGAACTGGTTTAGGAAAATCTTATGAACTTGCACACACAGCAAATATTTTTCAAGCTAAAAATTTAGGGTTTGCTTACCCTATCGATTCTTTAGCCATACAACCATTTAATATAAATAATAAAGTTGCTGAAGTTTTAAATGACGAAATGAAACCTTTATATAAAAGGCAATTAGATTTGTTTAAAAAAATGAAGAAAAAAAATACACCTAATTTAAAAAAACAAATGGATGCAGTAAATCTTGAATTAATGGAGCTTGTAGCAACAGGTGGTAAACAAGGAGATGTTGCAGCTAATATTTTAAAACCAATTCATGTTAATGCAGACACTTTAAAACCAAGAGTAATGGATTTAGGGTTTGATACTTCAACAGAAATTATGTCTTCTCCAGGTGCAACTACCAAAGCAACTGCAGCTGGATCTCTTGATGATGTAATGGCTAGAGGAAACATTGAAAGCACTATATTTAATTTAGCTAGAAAAGACGCAGCAGCAAACGGACCTATTTGTGGTTTAGTTAGAAGTAAAAAAGCAAATGGTGGAACAATAAGTTGTGTAGATGCTGTTGAAGATGCAATACAAAACGAACCAGAAAAATTAGTAAGAGATGCAAGTAAAATAGATAAATTTAAAAACGCAGCAAGTAAATTTTTATCTGTTGCCAAAAAAGGTGGAAGGTTTGGAGCGTTCGCTGCAGCCGGTGCCGCAACTGCAGGACTTGTTAAAGAATTTAGAAATGATGATCCATCAACTTATTTATCAAACGAAGATCAACAAAAGAATATGTTAATTGATATGTTGACTCAACCGGTATCAACTCCGTTAGAAGAACCAAGTACAGCGTTCGGCGATGCACAACTACCGGCTATCGGTGCAGTAACCGCAGCAGGTATGGTACCCGGTGGAGCAGAATTATACAGGCAAAGAACTGGATCAGGAGTTAGGAAAGGTCCTTTAGGCGGTCCCCGTTTAGATGCAGATAAATTACCTATTCCTAAAAACAGAGTTAGTCCAGTTAGAGCAGCCCTTGGTCCCTTGTCCGGGGTCCTGGGAAAAGGATTAGCGGCTACGGGAACACCGTTAGGGATGTTAGCACTAGAGCCTTTATACATCGGTCAACAAATCGCTGATGGAGATTCAGCAGGCGAGATTGCAACAAACCCATTAAATTATTTAGGCCCTGCGTTTGCGGGATCTTTATCAAAAGAAGCAACAAGATTCGCTGGACCGACAGTGTCAAATATTATGAGATTAGGTATAAGTCCAACAACACTTAAGACTGTATCAAGAAGATTTGGAATACCGGGTCTAGCTTTATCTGCGGGTGTTAGTGGATATGAAATGTATCAAAACAAAAAAGCAGGAAGGGGGTTATTCGATGACGGTTAAAAATAAAAACCTTGTTAAAAACATGGAACATGTTAAATTTGATAAAATCCCACCATTAAAAGGACCTGACTCACAGGGGTTGAATGTTCCTTTAAAACAAAGTACAACAATAGAGAACTCGGAGAATATAAATGGCAGATATGGACAAAGCTCTACCAAACGTAGAGACAGAACTTAAAACACCTAGCGACGAAGAAGTAGCAATATCAGAACAAGAAACAGCTGAAGCACAAGTTGGACCTGAAGATATTGACGTTGTCCAAGAAGAAGATGGTAGTGCTACAATTAATTTTGATCCATCAGCCGTTAATCAACCGGGCGGAGAAGGTCACGGAGACAACTTAGCAGAATTATTACCTGAAGATGTTTTAGGTAAACTAGGATCAGAACTTTCAGAAAATTATCAAACTTATAAAGCAGCAAGAAAAGATTGGGAAGATAGTTATACTAAAGGTTTAGATCTTTTAGGTTTTAAATATGAAAACCCAACACAACCGTTTCAAGGAGCAAGTGGTGCAACACACCCAGTATTAGCTGAAGCTGTTACACAATTTCAAGCACAAGCTTACAAAGAATTACTACCGGCTACTGGACCCGTACATACTAGAGTTATTGGTTTAGCTAATAGACAAAAAGAAGACCAGTCAGTCAGAGTCAAAGAATTCATGAACTATCAGCTCATGGATGTAATGAAAGAGTATGAACCCGAGTTCGATCAAATGCTCTTTTATCTGCCTCTCAGCGGCTCTGCATTTAAAAAAGTTTATTACGATGAACTATTAGGTAGAGCCGTTTCAAAGTTTGTACCTGCTGATGATTTATTAGTACCTTACACTGCAACATCTTTAGAAGATGCAGAGTCTGTAATTCATGTTATTAAAATGTCAGAGAATGATTTAAGAAAAAAACAAGTAGCAGGATTCTATGTTGATATAGAATTAACACCTGGCTACAATGAAGAAACAGAAGTAGAGAAAAAAGAGAGAGAATTAGAAGGAGTTAAAAGAACTAGAGACGAAGATGTATTTACAGTTTTAGAGATACACACAGACTTAGATCTAGAAGGCTTCGAAGATAAAGATTCTACTGGAGAAGACACAGGAATTAAACTTCCATACATTGTAACAATAGAACTTGGAAGTAGAGAAGTATTATCAATTAGAAGAAACTACAAAGCAGAAGATCCAAGTAAACAAAAACAAGAATATTTTGTACACTTTAAATTTTTACCTGGAATGGGTTTTTATGGTTTCGGTTTAATTCATATGATCGGTGGTTTGTCAAGAACGGCGACTACTGCACTAAGACAATTATTGGATGCAGGTACTTTAAGTAACTTGCCTTCAGGATTCAAACAACGTGGAATACGTGTTAGAGACGAGGCTCAATCTATACAGCCCGGCGAATTCAGAGATGTCGATGCACCTGGTGGAAACATCAAAGATGCATTTATGCCTTTACCATTTAAAGAACCTTCAGCGACTTTATTACAGTTGATGGGTACAGTGGTTGCGGCAGGGCAAAGATTTGCCTCCATCGCTGACATGCAGGTCGGGGATGGCAATCAACAGGCAGCTGTTGGAACGACCATAGCTCTATTAGAACGAGGTTCAAGAGTCATGTCAGCAATACATAAACGATTATATGTAGCTATGAAAAGTGAATTTAATTTATTAGCAGGAGTTTTTAAAACTTATCTACCCCCTGAATATCCATATGATGTTGTAGGTGGACAAAAAAATATTAAGGTTGCAGATTTTGATGACAAAGTAGATATTATCCCTGTTGCAGACCCTAATATCTTTTCTCAATCGCAAAGAATATCACTTGCACAAACTGAATTACAATTAGCACAGTCTAATCCTCAGATGCATAATTTATATGAAGCTTACAGACATATGTATGAAGCGATTGGTGTAAAAAACATTGATGCAATCTTACCACCCCCTGTAGAACCGTCTCCAGTGGACCCTGCAACTGAAAATATTTTAGCAATGTCTAATAAACCTTTCCAAGCTTTCAAAGGACAGGACCATCAAGCACATATTACAACGCATTTAAACTTTATGGCAAGTAATGTTGCAAGAAATTCACCAGTTGTTATGGCAACTTTAGAAAAAAACATCTTTGAACACATTTCACTAATGGCACAAGAGCAATTAGAGGTAGAATTTAGAGATGAGATACAACAATTGATGCAAATGCAACAAATGGCACAGCAAAATCCTCAAATGCAGCAAGATCCGCAGTTCCAACAACAGATTATGCAAATGTCTATGGCATTAGAGTCTAGAAAAGCAAAATTAATTGCAGAATCTACTGAAGAATTCAGAGATGAGGAAGCAAAAATTACCGGAGAGTACGGTGGAGACCCAATTGCTAAATTAAAAGCTAGAGAACTTGATTTAAAAGCTATGGATAATAATATTAGACAAGAACAGGATCAAGAAAAGATTAATATGGAAAAATCTAAGAATCTTATGGGTCAACAGCAGTTTGATGAGAAATTAGAACAAAATGAAGACTTAGCAGAGCTTAGAGCAGACACTTCTTTAACTAAAGCTCAAATGAGTATTGACTCTAAAAGAGAAAATGACATGATGAAACAAATGGACGTTAGGATCTTGAAAGGTCCGCGAAGATAGTATACAATAATCACTTAGGAGAAAAATATGAAACCAAAAGACTTTTTTACAAAAAACAATCCAAATTATGTTGGTCCTGTTGTATCAGATACACCTAGAGCAGATGGTTCTAATACACATAAAACTAACTCAGATGGATTTTCAGAAGCTGTAGAAGTTAAAGTTCCTTTAGGACAACCTACTATCAATAAAGTTGGTGGCCAAAAGAGAATGCTAGCATCTAAAAAATCTTCCGTTAAGTGGTACTAACTCATGTGGTTATCGGCAATTAAATTAGCCGTTTCTGCAGGAAGCCATATCTATAAAAATAAGCAACAGACAAAAATGCTTATGTCGGACGCTGCTATGAAACATGCTCATAAAATGAGTACTGGAGAATTAGAATATTCTGGAAAATTACTAGAAGCAAGACAATCCGACTGGAAGGACGAATTTATTTTGGTTTTACTGTCAATTCCAATCGTAATGCTGGGATGGTCTGTATGGTCAGATAATCCTGTACATATGGAGAAAATGGAGTTATTCTTCCTACACTTTGGAAATTTACCATTTTGGTACCAAACAATTTTTGTTGGTGTAATTGCAAGCGTCTATGGACTTAAGGCAACAGATCTGATAAAAAGAAAATAACTTTAAGGAAAAAATATTATGAGCGCAAAATCTAGAAAACGAAACAGAAGACTTGCAGCACTAGCGGGAGTTATTACAGCAGGTGCATTGGCTGCAAGAAAAAATAAAGCAGACTTAGCATCAACTGAAGATGGTAAGAGTGCCAACACAACTATTCAAGATAATAAACCTAAAAAAGATACAGCTAAAAAATCAGATTATAAAGATTCTATAATGAGTGGTGGTTCAGGTGTTAAATATTCTAAATCTACACCTATAAAAAAAGCTAAAATAACTTTAGGTGTTGGAGATGGCGGACCCCTTAAATTAAAAGATAACTCTATCAGAGCTAAAAACAGAGATACCAATGCTGCTGGAATTAAAGAACCTAATAAACCTATGATAGCTTCAATATTTCCAAAAAGTAAAACTGCAGACAACTACGCAGGTGATATGAGAGACTTTCAAAAAACAAACTATAAATCTGGTGGAAGAGTTAAAGGTTGTGGAAAAGCATTAAGAGGTTATGGTAAAGCAATGAAGGGGAAAAGATAATGTCAAATAGAAACTATAATACACAAACAAATCCAAACAGACAAAAACTAATGAATGG